ACTACCATTAACTGCTTTAGGATTCCATGCACTCTCTTTACCATATAGAGCTGCAATGCATTTGTATTGTTTAACATCTCCTAATGAGTAATATGCATATTGCTTAGGAGTCATAGATATATCATTTAAATTTGTAGAACCTGCTTCAGGCATTAAGCATAGAGCTATCCCAATACCTGCTAGCACCCCCCGCGCTATCCGCTTCAGCGGCGCGGTGTGAGCCTTTGAGAGGCTCTGCCCTGTCAGGGTACCATCGTTGTCAAATCCATTTACATAAGTGCTGGTCAGAGCGGTGTGTCGCTTCATTGAGACCTCCTTGTTGTGCCCTGTTGATAACTTCTGTGGATAACTATTAGTATCTAGTACGCCCAATTCCTTGTAATGCTTCAACATTCTCATCACCAATAGCCCACATAGAGCAACGCCATCTGTGTTTAATTAAGTCACCTGATCTAGTCATGAAAGCCATGTTGGCAGGTAGATAAGCAGCATGAGCATTTGATTCCCACAACTGATTAACCCAACGACCATTAGAGCTAAGAGGCACTAAGCAGATGCCATTGCCATGTTCAAGCCATTTATTAATCCATGGCGTAATCTTGGAAAATGGTGGATTCATCCAGACCCGACCTTCCCACGGAAGAGCTAGCCCATCGTCCTCAACAGTGTATTTCCTGTCAGCAGGCACAACTATCATTTCACTATTGGATGATGCTACATCTAAATCAAAGCGAACTCCCATTGCATCAAACACCCATTGTGGCGTGTAGCACTCGTCATTCTTAATCTTTTCAAGCATCTTTTCCCCATCCTTTACCCTTAAAGTGAATAGCTGAGGCACTAAAGCCTTTGATCATTGGAGCATTGCATAACTGACATGGCACTACTGGTCTACTGTCGAATCCATGAGTGACTTCTTGGGATAGATTGCAGGATAGGCATTGGTAGTCATAGGTTGGCAAGTTAAGCATCTCCGGATCATGTATGACCCACATCCAGAACACCGGTCTATGTCTGACTCTGTGGGTTGATTGTCTAAGTGACCGTACTTTAATATGAGTAGTGGCAATAGATCAGCTAGTCGGATAATGCAGGCATACTCCGCTGCATCTTCTCCTTGTCCGTTTAGCCGTATAACTCCGAATCCTAATTCCCCCGAAATAGATGTCCGAGCCTTTAACTGTTTAATGTATGCAAGCGGTTGAAATCCAGCGCGGGCTTTGACCTCAACATCGAACGGTACATTAACAATATCCTTGCCACTACCCCTTTCCACACATGCCCCTGCCCACACAGTCGATAGGTACTGTGCTACAACACGCTCCGTGCGGAAACCTCTGTGCTTTCTTGCTTGACTAGCCATTGACTGCTGTGCATTTACCACATTGCCAAATAACAATGCCATTGACTGAGTCAGATGAGATATTCTCTAGCTCACGGATCTGCACCGGCTCATTGCACAGCTGACAAGCGATGAAGGCTGACATAAGGTCAAGCCATTCACCATTAATCTTAATTCCTACATGTCCCATTATACTCTCGCTTTCTGTGGTTGCCATTTACCATCACTGCCTAATACATACCATAGTGCTGGACACTTACCCTCAAAGCCTGCATGACCTAGAGCTGTGCATTGATACGCTGCCCAGTCTTTGCCCGTCTTTGTGCTGTGTCCAGTTTTCCAGACCATAGATCCATGCTTACATTGCGGCACTTCAGCAGCTTCTTCTGTGCCCATCACAGTTGCAATGTTTTCCATAGCCTTTTCAAGCGTTACTGGTGCATCTACTACCTTTATGTATTCATTGACTGGAGTTGTCCAGTAATCCTGCACATCTGCAACAGCAGGCTTTACAGGCTTTTGTGCTACTACCTTGCTCATCTCTTCGCGGCTAGGCCTTTTTCCCTTAGGAGCATAACCTGCATTTGCAAGTGCTCTGCCGATTGCCGAAGTCTCACAATTCTCCAATGCTGAAGTCTGATTGACGCCTCGACTAGACACCGTCTCTTCAGCGTACCCTGTTGCCCAAGCAACGCCATCGCTAACATCTTTGTATAGGTACGCTTTAACAATGTATCGAGAAGCCTCGACCACTTCCAACTCAGTTGCAATGCGAAAAGAAGGGTAATCCTTAATAAACTTTTCAAGTCGAACCTCCACTGGTTCATAGTCGGCTAGATTAAACATAGAGCTCGTTCTCCTCTGTGGCTAGTTGTCCAGCCAGTGCGCCATAGCTGCATAGATCAATCCAGTTGTCTATGTGCTGTGCAGATTGATTTGTCCTAGCCAGTTTAACCAAGACCATGATGCCTGCCACCTGATAATCATGGATAGGCATTTCCAAGTATGCACTTAGCAGCATTGCTGTGTGTTCTAGGTTGTCGGCAGGATGACCATACTGAAGCCCACGATCTCTAATTGTGTCGGTGGCTGTTAGTAAGATTTCATTGGCTCTCATTTATCGGCCAAGCTGCGGCCTAGATTACGAGCCTTGTGCCAGCCTTCTCTGCGACCATCCTTGAATCCTTGCGAATACCAGATGACATTGGATATAAACAGCAATCCCATCATCCCTATAATTACTACCGAGTTAATCATTGTGTACCTATCTGTAGCAGTGCCCTTGACTGCTTACAAACTTAGAGTCTCATGACTATCTGACAATGTCTAACACATTTAGGTAACGAAACGATAACAATTATCTAGGTCTGCCATAAGACTTTCCAGACACGATGAATGTGCCATCCTTCTCAATGTTAATAAGATCAACCTGCACCTTAGATCCATGCACATACATAATGGCAAAGGCTTGCTGCCAGTTGGCGACTCCCTTTGTGTAAGCAGCTTGCTTAAAGTCCATTAGATTACCTACCTCTACACCATGCAGGACACGCCCTATACGGCCTCCAGAGGCCTCTGAGAATGCCGATCTACCTGCTCTGTGTGTATGACCTGAGATGACATTCTTACCATGCCTACGAGCCGCTTCTAGGGCTGATAAGCCGCCTTGTGGCTTGATAGGCGTGTGATCTCCATGCACTGCAATCCAGTTGGGTGCAATAGCCATAGGGTTCTTGTGAAAGGTAATGCCCAGCTCATCGAACTTCATGAATTTCTCAAAGCGTAGTTCTGGCAATGCACCGAAGGCAGGCACTTTAGCCATGATGATGTTATACAAGCGATCCGTGTGATTACTGCGGATGCAATCTGTAACGCCTAAATCCCAGAGCAGTTGCACTGCTTCGTTGCGATCATCATCTAGGGTCTGGGCATAACTGCCCATTCGACCTTCTTCCCACTTACTGATCTGTGGAAGATCAATCTCATCGCCTATAGTAACGACTTGATCTGGCTTAAACTTTGTGATGAAGCTTGCAAGGTTACGAGTTGCAACCCTGTCATGGTATGGAACCTGAAGGTCGCTGACAATAACGATTCGCTTAATCGTCATCCTCATCTTCATAGTCACCAAAGCGTTCTGGCTCTATCGGGTCAGGCAGAATCCATGCGGGATAGGCTGATCGCTCTACTATGATGCCAAGCACTGTTTCTTCATCAAAGCCTGCACGCTTTAGAGATTGAGCAAACTCATACATTCCAATGCAGTAAGCATCAAGAGCTGAGTAATCTTGCTCAACTAGATTCTTAGTTGCTTTTCTTGCCATGACAAAATTATCGCTCTAGAAGTATGTTATAGATCTCATCGACACGCTCATTAAGTCGCTTAATCTCTGAGAGTAGATGAGTAATGACATAGCCTGCAAGACCACCAATGACTAGCAACGTGCTTATGTAAAGGCTAAAGAAATCTGTTTGGCTCACTTCTTAATACCCATCGCTGGATCGTTCGGAGATAGGTAGCGAAGCACAGGAGGCAATATAGAAGCAATGCCTGCTGCAATAAGCGCTTTAGGATCTGTGACCCCAGCTGCTGCCATTGAAATAACTGCTACCAAAAACGCTCTAGCCCATGAACCTGCTGCTGTCTTTAATTCATTCATTACTAGCTCCTAACATAGGTACTTGAAAAAAAGCCCCATCATCGTCAGCTTCTTGCGCAAACGAGATGTGACAGTGGTGGTTGTGTTTGTTAGTGCCCTCGTATGTTCTCCAAGCCCAGCCCTTTTTGCTAGAGGCGATACGACCATCAAAGATAATGTAGGTAATGCGTCTTTCTTTTTTAGACTTGCATAAGAGACGAATTTGATCTGCAAGATCTGGCATGAGGTCTGGCTTAGCCCTACCACTGAGATCACGATCAACATCGATGGCACGAACCCAGCCATTAGCATCGGGATTATGATCGCTAGGGCGAGCTGCGTGTCTAGTATCACCGATCCAGCCATCCGATGTACGGTCACGACTTGGGTAGGTATCATCAAACTGCTCCCGAAGTTGTGAAGCAGCCTTACTTAAACGAGGCTTCACAGGTTGCACATTCCCATCGCTTTAGACTATTAAGTGACAAACTATCGTGACCACATTGAGGCATTGGTGCAATAAAAGCATCATTAATAGGATCGTACATAAAGCCTATACCTGCATAGTTAAAGCGAATACTTCCATTGTATGAAGTGCGCTTGCATGCTTGACCTCTAAAGTTTGCATACCATGTCTCAGGATCTAGTCCTTCAATGGTTTCTGTTTCGTCAATGCCAACAATAACTTCAGTAACAATGTTACTTTCGTCCAAGAACGCGTAATGTGCCATTATGCAAAACTCACATTTCCTGTGCCAGCTGTAATAGTTGTTACTTTATAGCCGCCACTAGGAGCAGCAGTAGTACCAGTCAAACCTGAACCAATAGTAATTGTACGAGTATCTGGATACTTTAAGATTACAATTCCTGAACCGCCAGAACCGCCTGTTTTTCCTGGAGGCGATGAGATGTTTCCGTCTGCACCACCACCACCGTTACCAGTGTTTGCAGATCCAGATGCTCCATCTAAATTAGTATTGTAAGTACCACCATCACCACCTGTTGAATAAGTCGTGCTTGTCCCACTTATGCTTGTAGTTGAACCTGAACCGCCAGCTGGACGAGTGTTGCTTGTAGATTGACCCGCTGTACCTACTCCAGAAGCTCCACCACCTGCTCCAGCAGATCCACCGTTACCGCCAGAGCTTGCTCCAGCGCCACCATTGTTACCCTGTCCAGATGTACCTGCACCTCCTGTACCGCCAGTAGAACTGTCTCCACCACCACCGCCAGAACCACCTGCTCCACCGTTTTTAGTTACACCATACTCATAAGCACCAAAGCCACCACCGATGCTGGTAATACTGCTGAAAACTGAATTGCTACCAGCAACACCATTACCATAAGGCGCGCTTCCTGCTCCGCCTGCACCAACTGTAACTGTGTAGTTAGTAGCAGTAGCAATTGAAAGAGAAGATAATCTGTAACCACCTGCTCCACCGCCGCCTGCACCGCGCTGGATACCTGTAAATGTTCCTCCACCACCGCCGCCACCTGCGACTACAAGGTAGTCAGAAGTAAATGAGATAGGAGGTGCACCTGCTGAACTGGCAGCAATGATAGAAATTAAAGAATTGAGCATTAGGCAATTCCACCGACCACAGTCCATGAATTAGCAGCAAGTTTAATTGCAGCCGCAGCCTTATAACGAGCCAATACCGGAGCAGCTGAAACTGCTCCTGCACTTACTACAGTTGTAGTACCAGATGTAACAGCCTGAATTGTTGTAATACCTGCACCCTTTTGATAAACGACTAAAGTTGTGCCAATAGGAAAGCTATAGGTCGCATCTGTTGGGATGCTAAACACATTAGTAAGCGCGTTATCCATTGTGACAATCTGATTGAGACCATCTGCCTTGACTGCTGTGTATGTAGTACCAGTCTGAGCGTTGATCGATAGACCAGCGAACTTAGTGTCGATGTCCTGCCCAAGCTCGGCAATTGCTGTTGCGCCATTTTTTACAAGGTCGCTTGATTGCGGAATGTCGAACCCGAAATTTGTGGTTGTAGTTGCCATTAGGTTAGTGCTCCAGTCGCGTTAGTCCAGATAAGTGTAGCATTTACGCCAGTCCAAAGTAGTGAGGCTGGCAATACTGTTTCCCATTGTGTGGTAGATAGTGAGAAGTCTGTGGCTGAGATGTAGAGGGTCATCTCGGTAAAACTAGGGGTAGCGCGTAGAGCTACATTCTCAACAAAGCCATCGAATGACCCTCCGAATAGATTGCTTGGCAGGTTTTGAATTAAAACAGGCTGACCAAAGAACACACCAATTAAAGAGTTACGCATAGCATCTGGCATGTCTGGATTATCTAGACGAAAAGTAATTGCGCCTAATGAGCCGCGAGGATTCTTTCTAAGGTTAAGCTCTCTAGCGGCAATTGCAGTGATGTCTGAAAGGTTCTTGATGTTAGAGTCGAAGGAACGCTCAAAGAGCCCATAAGTGGCTACAGAGTCGCTATCTGAGGTGCTGTAGGTTGATCCGTATCCTGTGGAGTAGCGATAGATAAGGCTGTTACGCAAGCGAGCAGTTTGAGTTGTTGAGGTGATAGAGGTTGGTGTTGCATACGAGCCATCGAGGTTAGTAAAGCCATTTGCTGCAAGATAGTTAGATCTGTGGTCGGCATCGTCATAGGAGACATCTCCATCTTTTTCCTCATAAAGAGTACCTAGTGCGCTGGTGGCAATCTGATCAGCAAGGGTCTGAGATTTGGCAGTGGCACTAGCTGCAACAGCGATCATTGTGTAGAAGCCTGAGTCAATAGTTCCAATGTAACTCTCGGCATTAGCCCAAGTGACTGCTGGTGGGTATGTTGCCCAAGTAACTGTAGGTGTAACTTCTGCCCATGAAAGGTTAAGCGCATTACCTAGAATCTCTGAAATCTGTGCACCATCTAAACCTTCAGTTAGGGCAGTGTTATAGACAGCCTTAGTTAGTTTAGCTAAAGATCCAATACCTAAGATCTTGCCAGTAGTAATATAGCCGTTTTCATCTGGGCTTCTGACTCCGATATTGAAGTCTGATACTTCTCCACCAAATACAGTGACATAAGTGCCGCTAGAGTTTTTCAGTTCTAAGGTAATTTCTTCTGTGATGTTAATGGTGAAATCTGCCCCAGTAGTATTAATAATTTCTACTTGGCAGTAACCTGCCGTGGCTTGGCGATCAATATCCAAACGGCCAGAAGCAAAAGATACAGAGGTGACAGTCGTATAGACATCATCACCTACTGTCACACGCCATTCTGGAAGCCATGTCATAGTGCAGTTAGTGTTCCTCTTTGTTGAGCCTCGCGAAGCACATTATCGATAGCCTCCGCAATAGCGTTAGGATCTCCCACGCCTGTCTGAATTGTAATGTTGATATCGCGTGAACCTACTGCGCCTGAATTAAAAAGCGATCCGCCTTCAGCTGCTCGGAATGATCCAGCATTAAATGGATTGATTGCACCACCCGCATAAAGGTTAGTTAAAGCATTTAAAGAGCCAACATCCTCGATGGTTTGGAAACTGTTAGCAATACCGTTTGTAAGAATAGTGAACTCTTTAAGGTTAGATCCAATGCCTGTCAGCACTTCTGCTATTGCAGTCGGGCTTGAGATTCCAGAAGGCGTTGAAACGGCAGACGGCACAGAAGTATTTCCCTGAGTCGGAGTTAAAGTTTTAGTGCCTTGAAGCTTAAGCAACTCCATCATCTTAGCAATGGCCGCATCAAGATTAGCCAGATTGATTAAATCTGCTGGCTTAAGGCTTTCAAGGATAGATTTAATGTCTGAGAGTTTTAGACTCTGACCGCTAAGAGCACCAAGCACCTTGAGATCTGCATTGAGTTTGTTAGTCGCAGCAACAATAGATGCTTCATCCTTTGAGGCGATGGCATCTTCTAGAGCAAGGATTGACTTCTTAACATTAAGGCGAGCAGTGTCGTTAGCAATCTGTAAAGCCTGTGATGCATTTGTTGCTTTGCCTAATGCTTCTGCTTGATTAGTCAGAGCTGCTGCAATCTGGATCTTATCCATGTCAAAGACTTCTGTGCCTTTGTTCAGGGCAAGATTGGCCTTGTCTATAGCATTTTGTAATTGCTTTGCTTTGAGTTGAGCAGTAGTTTCTTTTGTAAGAACCTTGGCACTAGCAACTGTCTTTGTTGTTACCTTGAATGAATCTTGTAATGACTTTAAGTGAGCATTATCTGCTGAGGTTAGATCCGCAGTTTTAGTGCCAGCCTTACGCAATAATTCAATGTATGCACCCACGATTGGAATCATGCCCACATTTAGATTACCAAGAACTGGAATGTCTTTTAGTTTCCCTGCAAGGACTCCAACGCCACGAATAACATCTGCAAGATAAGTAGCAGTCTTTTCCATATTGTCGGCAAGGTCTGCAACACTTTGATCTTCTCCAAGGTTCTTTAAGGCATCTATTAAGCCAGTGCCAATAATCTCTTTAACATTGTTAGAAGCAACGCCTAACTTGTCAATAGATCCTTGGAAAGTGCCAGCAGCAGCTGTAGCAGAACCAGCAAAGGTTGTTGCTAGTTGTTTTGTAATGTCATCGAAGGACTTCGCCTTTAGATCTGCCTTGGAAATACCAACACCTAATTTAGAAAGTGCTGTGTTGTTGCCAAGGTAAGCCTTACTGAGTGCGGCTGTTACAGAACCTAGATCTTTGCCAGTAGAAGCTGCAATGTCCAGGGAAAGATTAAGAAGTCTTTGAGCCTCAGCAGAATCGCGTGTGGCTACGGCTAGTGTCTGGTAACTCGGACGAAGCAGATCATCGACAATGCCGAACTCGCTCTGAAGTCTTTGGATATATGCCTCAGATGAAGCTGCATCTCTACCAAGACCGACATTTTTTAGAGCTAGTGCTAGTTGTTGCTGTGCTTTCTGATCGGCTGCAGCTGCTTTGATTGAGGCTTTACCAAAAGCAAGAATCTGTTGAGTACCGTAAGCAACTCCTAAAGTCTTAGCAAGTTTTTTAACATTCTTCATTAAGGCTTCTGTTGAGTTTTCTGCCTGCTTGAATGCTTTTTTGCCTGTAAACTCCGAGGCTATGTCAATAATAATATCTGCCATGATTAGCCTCTCACTGTAGAGCGTTGATTTAGTTTAGTTGCAGCAGATCTAATTGCTGCTAGCACTGCATCTCTAGCCTTGCCATTGTTTTCTTCATAAGCACGAAACAAAGCACGGCCTTCCATCTTGCCATCGCCCTTCATGTTTTGACCAAACTTGCTGTTTTGATTACGAACAAAACGACTATCTGGAGTCTTACGACCCATAGTTTCATAAATTGCCCCAGCTGCGCTTTTATTAAACACGCGAGCAAGGGATCTAAATCCTCTGCGATTAGGCTTAGATGGTGTGGTCTTGTAGCCAATTCCAGCCTTAGCAATTTTGGCATCATACGAAGGAAAACGAGCCTGTGAATTTTCTCTAGCCAACCAACCGCTTAACACAGACGAGTTATCTGGAAGATACCCTTTAGCAGATTTTGTAATCGGTTTTAATGCAGATGCTACTTCTTTTGGCAATTCTTTAGCAAGGTCTGGAGTAAATGTTCTAAGAGCCTTACGAAGATTAACGGCGCCCTTTACGCTTGCTGGCATCGCTAACCTCCTTAGCTTCATCTTTAAGACCTATAACTAGAGCATCTAGCATGGTCTTATCTAATTCCAATAACTGCTGTGGCGCGATTCCCAATCTAATGCTTAGCCTAGCGATTAGATAGGTGAATGGAAGATCGCGCTTTAAGCTAAAGGGTCTGAATCAAGCACCTCGACACTTTGTAGTGTCTCAATGAAATCCATACCGAAAGGCTTAACAGATTCACCTGACCTGCGAGTGACTTCCCATGCCAACCAATAAACATCCGTTTGCTTTTCCTCATCGCGGAAAGCCTTGTGAAAACCCTTTTTAGCGTATTGCTCAAACGCGTACTCCACTGCCGGAGTGATCTCGCCTTCTAACACGCTTCCATCTGTACGAACGATCTTTAGTTTTGCCATGATTAGCCCCTTAATTTAGTTGTTTAGAATGAACCTGTAGTTGCTACAGCAATAGTTGAGTTACATGTGAATGTAATCGACTGTGTGCCAATATCTGATACAGCACCATTGATGTCTGTTGTGTTATTGACTAGCAATGAAACAGTGTAAAGAGGGTTAGTAGCAGATACTGCTGTTCCCTTTGTCTGCAGGAATATTGCTGTAACTGTTGTTCCCCATGCAGCCTGTAGTGTTGCTAGAACATTTGCAGATGCTGTGTCGTTTAGGAAATCAATAGTGACAGAAGATGCTTCCAAGCCCTTAACGAACTTGTGTGCTGTGTCACCCATTGCAGTAACTTCTAGCTCATCAAATGTGCGGTTGATCGTTACTGCTGTGACATGGTCTGAAAGATCGACTGAGTTGATCTTCACGCCCACATTGTTATTTAGAAATACAGCCATGAGATTATTCCTCGTCTTTCTTAGTAGTTGCTGGCTTTGGTGTTGCTGGTGTTACCTGCCCGATCTTGATCAGGAAGGCTTCGTTTTCTTTTTCCCACTCGGACAT